ATTGGCGATAATATCTGCTACTGACTGTCTAGTGTAACCTGCCATGTTATAATCTATCTCCTACCCCGAAGGTAATTACTATGCCTTGAATACTGTGGGAGGCACTTGTGTCATTGGTAACATATTTTAAAGATGCAGACTTACCTGATCCTGATATGTTTGTTCTACGTACAGGTGCAGGATTACCGTCAAAGATAGCTGTACTATTATACAAAGCTTCGTTGTAGTATGCAGCAGCACCTGCTGTACTAAGTGTAAAGTTAGTGGGACGCAGTGTGTCTACATCCTCGTAGTCATATAGTGTAGACATAACAATATCGTTGTCACCCTCAGAACGCAGGTAAGTAGCTACCGTGTAGAATATCTTGCGTTGCTCAGGGTCTTGCATGTGGAAAAACGGTGTCTGAAACACAGAGAAGATTGGATCACCATCAAAGCTAAAAGCACGTTCCTGTCTATGTACTTTACCTGCTGAGTCACCGTGTATAACAAACTCATTCTGACCTATGTAACCGCTATCTGCACAAGTAGCTGTAATACCTAGCATCTGGCTATATTCAAACTGCAAACCGTTAGCAGTCTGCCTAAAACCGCCAATAATACCCTGAGTATCACTACCAGAGAAGAAGTAACGAAACTGTGTCTTCTGACGGATCACAACAGAGTTAAGTCCCTCAAGGTCTATGTCAAAGATAACATCAGTAAAGATAGACTGAATGTCCTTGGATACTGTCTCAAGGTTGACATCACCGATTTTATCTGTACCACTCACCGGGCGTAGACCATCCTGAGATAGGAACAACAAGTCGCCGCCAATTTCAATAACGCTATCGGTAGCTAAACAACCAAGATCATCTGTAACATTTTCAAGCACAAAGTTAGCAATGTTGTTACCTGTAAGTTTACGGATGTTGTTGGTTCCAAAGATATATAACGTATCACGAAAAGGCTTGATGGCTACGATAGGAAAGCCTACATTGATGACACCAGCACCGCCTGCAGCAGAAAAGTCAGTGACATCGTAAGGTGAACTAAAATACAAACTAGTGTCTTCGCTTGGATCACCGGCTAGGAACAAGTGCTTTTGAAAAAACGTAGAGTGCTTAGGGGCACTGGGCGCATCAGCATGTGTAATCTGCGTGTAATTAGTGCCATCATATGACGCTGCAGGATTAATACCATCAGTAAGTATTACTTTAGGTGTTCCCCAGTTAAACTTAGAAAAGCGAACCTTTGTTACGCCTGTCATCGTAGGAGAGCCAGATGTAGTAACTGCTACCCAAGCTTCAGTGGAATTATCCCAGTAGTGCAGATAGTTATTGCCACTAGTAGGCTTACGGCAACCAAGGATACCATCATTGATACCATTAGATACGCAAACACCTAGAACATTTCCTGTTCCAGAAATAGTACCATAGTCATTTAAGTACCCGTTGATCTTTCTGTATCCACCAGTAACAGCAGGCTCATAGTTAATCAACGAGATAGCTGAACCCGGCTGTGTCTCGCCCTGTGACAGCACATCACGACTGGTGTTTAGACCGCCTTGGCAGAAGACTTTAAAGGAAGATAAGTTTTCTGGCATTAAATGATACCACTAACTGAATTGCCAAAAGATTTATTCTTTTGAAGTACTGTGGACCTGATATCTAGAGGGTCATCCATAAGCACTCGTCTCATAGAACGTATACCCTCATTAAAGGTCTGTTGATGTACAGCAGCACTTTGATCGTTTGATCTGAATCTCATTAGGTACATCATTGCACCATCAATAATTACGTGACTAAATCTGTCAGGAATTACACAATTATCATTGTACAAAGTTAAATTTTCAGGAAATGACCAGTATACGTACTCTATTTCATAGGCATTGTCTGGAACAGGTGTGACACCAAATTTACTTCCGTATGTTTGATATACACGTTGAGGTACAGAAATTCCCGAACCTTCATCTGACTGATCGTCAAGTCCACGATATTTTTGTGTATACTCTTCAAAAGAGATTGTAGGAATAAAACCGGGAGAATTATTTGCAGACCCTAGTTGTTTTATATAAAAAGTATCCCAGTCTACACTAGCAAAATCTGCGGGAAAATCGTACTGCCTTGTTCCTGCAGTTAATGATTGGACATAAGTTGTTTTGAGAAAGGGCCACTCTTGCCCTGTTTGTAGTATATTCCTAATAGCATTATTAATAGCATCCTTGGCCAGTGCCTGCACATTTCGTACAGTATCAAAGCCATCACCTGCTATATCAAGAGGAACTTCATTAAGTCGTCTTAGCAGTTCGTTTGTAAGTGAGATGTAGGTTGTCATCTTTGAATCCTGCTACTAGGTGCACTGAAGGGCCAGCCTCAGTAGAGACCAGCCCAACAGATTAAGTAGGTTTAGGCCAAGTTGTACTTAGCTGTAACCAGTGCTTCTGGACGCAAGATTTTGCGACCGTATAGGTGCATACCACGTACAATATCAGCAAAGCTGTCTGGGTCACGGTATGTTTCAGTCTTGTTGATCTGCTCGGCAGTTGCAACAGCTGAATCATGACCACCAACAATAACACCGTAGTTAGTGTTTTGGTTTGCTGTACCTGTAGTACCTGCACCAGTACCAACTGCTGGCAAGTTGCTTGAAACGTATACACGGAAACCGTGGAAGTTATTCAAGACCAAGCCATTGCGAAGGCCACCGGAGTCACCGAAGTCTGCATTCAAGAGGCGAGAATCTTCGTCACGCATGACTTCCATCATTACGGGGTCAATTACGAGCCATCTACCTTGCGTATCAACTTGCTTTTGATCCAACAGACGGGCCATACGGGATACAACCATAGATGGTGATACAGTAGCCGTTGGCAGTGCAGTTGCACCTGGCAGACGTGCAGCAACTGGGATAGAGTGATCCGCAGCTGATGCTGTAGTGATGTTACCGAATGAACCTTTGATCAGCTTGTTAGCTGCCAGCAATTCATCAGAACCTGCAGCGGTATCTGCTTTGGTTCCGTTAACAACATTATTTACTGCTGAAGCATTTGCATGCAGAGCAGCTTGTTTGTAGCCAGACAAGTAACCCAAGACTTCTTGGTCATGCTGATCAGCCAAACGGTATGCCGCACGGTTGGTAGCAAGATCCATGAAGTTTACATGGGAGTGAGCCTCCTCGATATCGTCCATTTTGAAAGCAAAATAGTTAGCTTTATCAACGACTAACGAGAAATCGGCATCGGCCAAATCTTGTGCGGCGATTGTTTCACCACGGGTATAGGCCGAGACACTTACCTCTGGCTCTTTGATGATGCGAACCGTGTCACCTTGGTTGCTAATCTCACCAAAATAATCAGAGTTAGTGATGTCGCCCACGACTGTGCTCTTACGAAACGCCAGCTGGACTTTTTTAGAATAAATGACACTTGAAAAGTTGCCATTGGGCAGGTTATTATAACCTGATGCGGATGCGAAAGCCATGTGAAATCCTCCATGATATTTGGCTTTTAAATAAAAGCTAACACCTTAAAGAGGCTGTTACTTTTCTAGGGTGCACTTACGGTCTAGGGTATAATGATCAATTATACGGTCTAGAGTAAATGGGCCTATACTTAAACAGGTGGTTCTTTTTAGTTTAGACTTTTTGTGAAGTTTGGCCGAGACAAAAGGTAGTCAAAAAGAGGCTTTTGTCTCTGTGCCTATAGTTATACTGCTGATTTACTAATTGTCAACAGCTTATCTGGCATTTCCAGATACATCGTAAACAAATTTACCCGAACGGATAGCTTTGTTAATTTCATCAGCTTTAGCTTCAAAGTCTCTATCGGACATCTTTGCTACATCTGACTCACGAATTACATCATTTGCATCCTCTACATCTACTGAGGCTTTACCCCGTCTAGTTACTGTAGAAGCTGCATCTTTAGCCTTAGCTTTCTTTGCAGTTTTAGTAAGGCCTTTATCTCCTTTGTACAAGTCAATAACACGTACTACTGAGGCAGGATCATCTGCATTCTCGTACAATGCATCTTGTACCCATTTAGGTTGTTCTTCAGCCCAGTTATGAAATTCATCTGAAGCACGTAGATCATCAAAATCATCGTGAGACTTACGGATAGCATTCTCTGCTTTTACTCGTTCTGCCTCTGACTTTGCGTTATCTAACTCTTGAAGCCTAGCATCAGCTTTGCTGAACATCTCTTGGGCCTTTTTAGCAGCAATTGTTTCAACTATGCCTGCTACATCTGGGTATTGCTTTGCCCACTGTTCAATGTCTTCATCAGACTTAGGAGGAACAATAGATTCTTTTTCCATGCGTTTTTCAAAGATGTCGAATTTGTCATTCCACTCCTTCTCTTTTTCTTGCATGTGCCGTCTTAAATCACCATATCTTTTTTTAAAAGATCTTTCTTCCGCAGATAACGTTGCTTCTTCAACTTCTGTATTGGTCTCTTCCGTTTCGGAGGTTTCTTCTTCGACTGATTCAGATTCTTCGCCACGTTGTTGAGCTTCAAGACGCTTGATCTCCTCTTCTTCATCCTCGATACGTTTACGTTTCTTGTCGTAGTTGTAACCCCGATCAACAAAACCTGCTGATTTCTGTGGTTGTACTTCTGCTAGTTCAGGCATTTTATCTTCCTTATGTTGGGGCCAGCACTATTGCTGGGTAGCCTTATTTTTTACCTGCAAGTCCTGTCTTTTTAGGTTTGCTTTTCTTCTTTTTAGATCTGGTTGAAACCATCAACCCACCTGTATTATTTGCCACTCCTGCTGCTTCAAACTGTGCATCAATATCATCAAAAACGGAATCGTCATCGTCAGGATCTTCAGTAAATGTATATTTGGTACCACCTTTTGTAGCAATTACATCTTCTCCACCTACTGTACCAACCACATCTCCTTTTTCAAATACAGTCGGTTTAACAAATGGATCATCATCGTCACCTGATCCGCCACTGCCTCCTAATATCTTTGCAGTTTCAGTCTGAGTCTCCTGACCAAACTGAACACGTTTTTGAAGCTCGGGGTCATTTGAGTAAGTATCGCCTGAAAGGAGTCCTAACTTGTCTAATGCAGAGATAATAAGAGAACCACTGTTACTAACTGCTTCATTTGCCTTCTTAGTTAGCTCTGCGGATAGTTCAGGATTTAATTCTTTATAGATTTCAGCCAAGCCCCTAACTTTTGCAATATCTTGAGCTTGTATGGCTTGAGGAACTGCTCCTAGTATTCCTCCCCTACCAGAAACGTCTTTAGCAAGGCCAGACATTCCTAGCCCTTCGGCAGAATCGACCCATGCTTTAACGTCAGCCTGACTGTCAAAATTAATACCTGACATCCAGCTTGTATCGGAGCCACCAGAAACAGTGGTGTCACCACCACCACCTCCACCATCATCACTAGATTTTTTAACCTGTGACTGATAAGCACCGTACTCTGCTTCAGTAAGTGGATAGCTTGCTAGGAGTTCTTCTTGACCTGCTTTAGGTGTTGCACTCTCTGGATCAGTACCTTCATAAGCAATCTGAGCAGACTCTCCCTCTTTATTGTAGTGGGTTCTCATAAAGGTAAGTAACTCAGCAGCTGCTTGGTCCTGAGCAGTTTGGATATTAGCTTGCTGTGAGGACGTACCCTGGAACATAGGGG